GTCAGTTGTTGGTCGTTCGCTGGTCATCTGTTGGTCAGTGTGCTGGTCAATCTTCTGATAAGATTCCCAGTTAAGTATTGTAATTAGGCTATTTTTGTTACTTGCTTGCTGGTCAATCTGTTGGTCAGTTTTGAACGCGTTTAAGATTCTTTTCACCTTACTTTCGTTCACAGATAAATCGGCAGCAATTTTAAGCCTGCCGGTTATCAACTGCCCAGGCTGCAGCATTATTTTCTCGCCCTTAAATATCGCTGGACATGTCCCATGCGAGGCTTTCAGGAGGAGGTATACCCATACCGCCAGATGATCAGCATCTTTGCAGACCATAGGATTATCAAGCGTTTTCCTATGTAGTTTTACCCATCCTTCCATCTGTATCCCCCTCCTCACTGATATATCCGTCGTAAACCTCCAAAAAATCGTAAAGGGGTATAGTGACAAAGGTGTTTGGAAAGGAGCGTAAAAGCGTAGTTTCCGCCACCATATTCACAAAATTTACTGCACTCATGGTAGTTAGCCACGGATGTCTATTCTTTTTGTGTATGACCACAGGTATTTCGCCTTGTTTTGCATCACGCTCCGACTGTGCCATTGCATCTGACAGGTTTAAGTTCTCCACCCACTTGCACTCTATATGTAGGCCAGGAAGACCAACCACGTCCGCATCACCGTTCGCTCCGCAATACTGCTGCCCCCTCCTGGCATCATAGCCATAACTTATGAGGAGTTTTGCAAGTTCACGTTCACCCCGTTTTCCTTTCTCTCTGCTTTTCTTCCCCATGCTGCCCCTCCTTCCTCCAGTTACTAAACGTTGTCTTCATGCTGTATATTTTGTCCCAGAGCTTGCCTGCCCTGGAATCATCCTTACTTGTGTATTCCTTAAACTCCAATTCGTCCACCGGGTCCCCCGGTATGGGCCTGTAATAGCCGTTTCCGACGTTTATAATGCAGTCTCCGTTGTGGTTTGCCTCCTCCACTAAAATCCTCAACTGACGGTCAATAGATTCGTTTCCCGGCAGGTTCAGGTCAGGTCTACTCACCGTGTTTTTATGACCGGATATGATCCGGTTGAAATATCCCCGCGCAATCTCACGGGCATCTGTCTGTTTGCTCATTTGCCCTCCCTTCTCCCCGGCCGTAACCGGGGAAATCATGGCTTACAAAGTTACAAATTGTGATATATCATTCAGCGTTTCCTGCATTGGTAAACGCGAATCCGCTTTTATTACAATGCCGTATACATGGTACATCTGTTCAAAGGCTTTCATACCGCGCTGATGGGCTATGGTATGGTGCATCCGGCAGAGACATATCTTACAACAACTGCTATCATCTACCTTCCGGCGGTTCCGGCCCATGCCGATTGCATCTACATGATGTATTTCTCCAGACTTACCACATACGGCACATTTCTTGTGTTTCAGGCAGTAATACAGGTACTTACCTATATCATCCGTCCGATCAACACCAGGCTCTGATAGTGGTATACCGTGTTCTATGACATATTCCAGGATGGTATTGATAAATTCTCTTGCTGTATCCATAGAGCATGTGGAAAGGCTAAAATATTCCCCTCCAGTCCGTATGATATGCAAGTATTTCATCCATTCTTTTTCCTCTTCTGGGAGATAGCCCGTAAAATCAGCAATATCACGGACTGTAGCATATATCTTTTTTCGCTGGGCAGATGATATATGTCGCCCATCGTCAAGCCTCAATTCTGCTTCTTTTATTCTTTTGCGCTGAAGCATATCTCCCAGCCGCCTATCAGGTATATGGATAATCAGGTCAGTACCATTTGTATCTTCCCGGTATCCCCTGATTTGTACTCCCGTGTTCATTTACTCATCCCCATACTTATTCTTGATAGCTTTCATCATATTTCCTGCCTGCTCCCTGGTCAGCGTTTCCCAGGTTACATGATTGCGTTCCAGCCAGGCATCCAGCTTCAAGTTTGGATGGATGTCTCCTAAAAGTTTTATCTGTTTTATCTGTGCATCTGTGGCTTTGTCGCTGTCCGTTGTGGGGATCGCGTTCTCAAACTTATTAAATTCCTCCTTCAGCCACAGATTGAATCCCAGGCCCGTATGTATCGCTACGCATTTTACAAATGAGCGACACATACTGTTCCAGACACGCTGCTGTGACATTGAATTATCCTTTACCGGGTTAGATCCGTTCATGACTGGTGACTGCATCCGGTACACATTATCATCTATAACAACCTCAATGAGAGTTTCGTAACACCTATTTGTATTGTTGCTTTTATCGGTAAACACAACGTCTGTCATTCGTAGACTGCTCCCCGTTTTCGGGTCAGGTATCGGAACAAAGTATGCTTTCTCCGCACCATTCTCATGTAAGAGTTCTACGCACTTAGCCCAGTTCAGGTAAAGTTTTCCTTCCCTCTCTTCACAGTAAGGGCGGACATCTATCTTCCTCATCTCTTCATATGACTTCAGCATATTCTTCTTCCCTCCTTGCCCAGTTTCCTGAATAAAACCATTCCACTAACATCTCCTTAAAATCCTGCTTGTCCTCTTCTGTACCGGACAAACACCGTTCAAGCGCATATGCATAGGCGTCTTCATCATTTACAATTGTGCCCTGCTCAGGGCCGATACCTTCGTAATACATTATTTCCTGGCCCCCTTAATCTTCTCGTTGCCATTCACGATAGTTAATTCCGCGCCATCAGAAAGCGCTATGCAGTAATCTGGGCACGCTGTTACTGTTATATACGGTATGGAGTTTTCCGCAACATCCCGCATCATCTCTTGGATAACCGGTCTATATTTTTGTAAAATATCTTTCCCATCCATTGACTTTCCTCCGTTCTCATCCTATAATGAAGATGAATTGATATTTTCAAGTCCCTGATTGCTTGCCGGCTCCAGGGGCTTTTCCAGTTTTTATAAGCTCGTACAGCTCGCTGATTTCTTCATCGTTCGCCAAATATCTAAGGGCAAATTTCAGGCGGCTGTCTTCGTCTACCAGATATCCGTCATCCATATCTTCCTCAATTGCTTCAACACATTCTAAGATTAGACTATTCATTATTTTTCATCCTCCTTCTTCTGCAATCCCTGGCTGTCTCAAAAGCGACCACCAGCAGGATAAATATAACTATGTAGCACATAACTGCCTGCGGTGCGTCCCGTGGCTGCCACCACCCGGTCAATGCGGCAAGGGCGGTGCAGATCGCGGCGTCTTTTATTGTAGTGTAGTGCATGGGCTTGTCCCTCCTCTCCCGCCTTATCCGGCGGCTTCTCTTCTGTAAAAATCCATTACCAGCCTTGATACCTCATCAACAATATGCTGCGTCTCTTCGGCTGTTTTGTCTTTTGAGTAATCATCGTGTATCCGAATCTCTCCGGAACCATATTTAATTGTTTTTATTAATGCCAAGAAACCACCTCCTCAATGGTTATAGTATGCAGTGATACTTGTACCTGTTCTTTGAGGACCTATCACGGGGACAAGCCCCGTATACTACTCCTCTTTGACTACAGTATCTGCCCCCTGGACAGTAACCCAGCCGTGTTCCTTACGGGCCTCCATCTCCATCATCTGTATCAATTCTGGTGTAATACTTTCTGATTTAAGTCTGTTCGCTTCTGCTTCGCCACGGGCTTTTTCAATTTCTACTGCGGCGGCTGATTCTGCTCTCACCTTATCTGTCTCAGCCTGCGCTATCGCGGTCTGCTTATCCAGCTCTGCTTTTTCAGCATCCTGCTTTGCCTGTTCCTTTGCCTGGACCTTTTCTTTCAGTGCATCATCTAACTGCACATCAATGATAAGAGCTGAAGCAACGTTGATTCCGTATTCTGGTTCCAGCTTCTCATTCAGGTATTCTGTGATTGCCTTGCTCACCTCTGAGCGTTTTGTGCTGTATATATCCATAACAGAAAATTGAGGCGTGACTTCTTTTATGTAGGCGATGATGGAGTTCTGTACCATACTGTCCACAATGGCGTCCCCGTCCATGCCATTAAATTTTTCATACAGCCCCGTCACCCTGTCGGGAATGAAATTGTAGTTCATGGTCATGTTAAGCTTGACCATCCCTCCATCGGCAGGGGCATCCACATGCCAGTCAGCATGTTCCTTCTCGCCATAATCCGACGGATTATTACTGAGTACAAGCTGCTGCTGTGATACCGGATAATCTTTCACCTTATCGGTTGGGCCGACAAAATGGAAACCCGGTCCCAGTGTCTTGTCCTTTACGCCGCCTTTCATGGAGTAGACAACTCCTATTTCGCCCTGTCCTACGTGTGTCATGGACATGACCGTGTATCCTCCACCAATCAATGCCGCCGCGATAATAATTCCTACAATCACTTTTTTCATTCTGATTCCTCCTGAATCTCTTTTTTTATTTTTTCATAAGCCTTTTTCTCTACATCGAATACTTCTTTGTCTCTTTGCATCCGTATGTATATTTTGTGGCCTATAAACAAGATTAATAATGCCGCTATCCCAAATGTTGCAGCGGATAACAAGAATATGACCCACATATCTTTAACACCTTTCTCGATTGACATTTTCTTTCTGTTTCCCTATTCTTTAGTTACAGGCCCCGCCAGGTCGAGTAAAAATAAAAGGAGAACCTTATGAGCGAATACTATACGATTCTTGGAAAATCAGTTAAATGTCCTCAATACAACAAGGATATTGTACTTTCTGCCAAATACAGATTTACACAAAATCCTGAAAATGAATATGAAGTACGTTTTGCATTTGCAACCTGTCCTATCATCGAAAACTCAAAATTGGATAAAGACAATCAGCGCAAAGAATATAAATACTTAGATTGTTTTAATCCTGATTGCAAACTTTTGAAAGACTTCCCTGAATTGTTTGATTCGAGAAATCATCTTTAAAAACGCACTTCCTTTTTTCTATGCAAAACTCAAAATTTTGAGCCGACTCTAAAAGGTCTTTTACTAAAGCCGCCCTGTACGACAATTGTTGGCTTTGTGCGGCTTTAGGCATTTCGTCCATGAGAATTTCCAGATTTAGTTTTGCCTTTCTAATGGTTTCCTCAAGATCCGCAATATTTATAATCCTCTCAGATACAAATACCACCCTCGTCACCTCCTCATTTCTCATTGATACAAACATTTACATTTTCTTTCATATCTCCTATAATCTAAGTTACAGGCGCTGGCACGCCGAGTACATTAGAAAGGAGAATGCCCATGAATTTAAATGATACGACAAAGTACCAGCTTGCAAAATCTCTCACGGAACTCGCCATCCAAAACAACTTATTCTATAAGTATGAAGATTCAGTGGAGACTGCAAAGAGTATAACCGTCTTTTTTGATACCATCGTTAACACGGTCGGTAAATCAGACAAAAATGAGTAATGTCATAGGGACCTGGCGGACACCAGTTCTGCCAGGGCTCTAACCATGTTCGCTACCATATCATTGTTTACATCATTATCTAACTCTTTTTGTATCCAATCACAGATATCTTCGATTGTTTCGTCTACCTTTTTCATCTTCTCACCTCCTCATTTCTCATTGATACAAACATTCTTCTAACATAATATTGCAGAACTAAAACTGCGTAAGTGGTGGAGCATTCCATAGAAATGTTTGGTGTCGTCGGATATGATTTAACTTGTACGCAACTGCTTGAGGCTTTAGCAATGAGCAGGAGCTTAATTGTTAAATCTGCAAAATGCATAGGGTAAATAAATTTAGGGAAAAGCTGGTAGGAACGACACTCCTATCAGTTTTTTGTTTTCTCTATGTAGCATCTTTTTCTTCATCCATAACTCTCCCCAGTAGATAGTCAATTTTAACGCCGCATAAATCTGACATTTTCATAAGTATATTGCTCGGAATTGGATTTACACCATTTAACCAGTTATAGTACGTTTTCGTGGCTACGCCTAACTCCTTTGCAAATTTTTCTTTTGAAAGTCCAATTCTTGCCCTTTCTGCTTCTATATTTGGAAAAAGCAAATTCATATTTGTCACCTCCATTACTCATATTGTGAATTTGTAACTGTAGTATATTCCCAAAACGTAAATTTGTCAATACTCATTTTGAAAATTATTTTACATTCCGTGTATCGCCGGGTTGACATTATGTAAAATATGTAATATTATTTATACATAGGAGGTGATATATTTGATAGGTGAAAAACTCAAAGAAATCAGAGAAAAAACTGGAATGAATAAAAAAGAATTCGCACAATATCTCGGGCTTAAATATACTACCTACAATAATTATGAGACTGAGGCGCGAGAACCGGCATCTGATTTTTTGATTCTAATTTCCACAAAATTTGATGTATCAATAGATTATTTATTAGGTCTTCAGAATGACAAATCTGTCCTGCACACTTACAAATTAAAGGCTACAGAATATGAACATATTAAAAAATACCGTTCTCTTGATTCGTTCGGACAGGAAACGGTATCTATGACACTTGATAGGGAGTTGTGCAGAACGAAAACTATAGCTGAGCAAAAGGAACAAATACAAACCCAAACTGACTATATAGCTAAGATGGAAACAACATTGTCAGGTTCCAATACGTTACGCTTATACACATACTTACAGAAACTTGCATCCGCCGGCACTGGCTTTTACTTCGACGACATCCCAACCGATGCTATAGAAGCGCCGTACTGCAAAGGTGCAGACTTCATAATAGGTGTAAATGGAGATAGTATGGAGCCAGATTATCATGATGGAGACAAACTTTATATTCAAAAAACCAAAGAGCTGACCCTTGGAGATGTCGGGCTATTTACCGTATGGAATGAATTTTTCGTCAAAGAGTTAGGAGAACGTGGTTTAGTATCGCACAATCCAGCCTATGATGAAATACCCGGCACAGAAGATGTAATATTAATAGGGCGTGTTTTGGGGAAGGTGGAAGAAAGTTGACATATAAAGAATTTTTAACATACTTGGAAGAAAATTTTGACGGATACGTGGCCTTTATGGAAAAGGCCACGGAATTTCAGGAGACTAAAAATCAGAAGCAGCCCGCTAAGAGCCGTTGGAAAGAGGCTAAGGTGCTAAAAGCAGTCCGAGAGATGTGGAACAAAGCCATGCAGCCTCTCTATGATAACCTGAAACGAGAAATAAAATCAGGTATTCCTTATAAGTGGATAGAGTACATAGAGCAGCATGAGGTGCTGGAAGGTTTGCGTGATGCAATGGCCGATCTTAGTTTTGATGAAGCATAATAACCATTATATCAGAAGGGATTTATTATGGGGTTGTTAAACATATTTAAACGAAAAGATGATTTTAACTCACAAGCCTCTTCTTATTTGAGCGAGGCCAAAGAATTAGCTGATATTCTAAACGTAGCTAATGATCCAAACGAATATTTTAAGGCATATAATGAACTAATCGAAATACTGCATAAACTTATTTCCTTTGAAAACCATGTAAAATTCAAGGGCAAAATGCCGAGTGAAATCCTTGACGATGTGTTGGATCAAAAAGAAATATCCATTAATAACCTTATTAACAGGTACTGGATTTTTTGTTGCAATCACTCGAGCAGCACTCCTCCATATGACCGATTTCATAAGTCCTTAGAAAAGTATCAAAATCATTTATCCGCTACAAATATATCTCTGTATAAAAGCAAAGCCGCGTCTATTCCTAATGACAATACAGATAAAGAAATTAGTAGAAAGGATATGGAAAGATACAACAGGCGCCCTTATCAAATGTGTGATATGATTTATTATGAGGGCAAAGCGTTGATGCTTTTAAACACGAACAATCAATTTCAAGCACTTCAAGATATATGTTCTATGAATACACTTATGCAAGCCGCTAAAGAATATGCAGAGATTACAGATGATCTGTTTATTTGTACCGAGGAGATAAAGTTTGATTTTAATATTGTAGATAAAGGAAAACCATATCAACGAACAGAGTATTATACTTATATCGAATGTACACCTTTTACCCCTAAAATGAAAGATGCTAAATATCCATACTGTTTACATTTTGCGACAGAAAATTTAAACAAATATCAACCCGACGAAAATTATTTTGGTAGAATATATTATATGCAAGATGGAAACATTGGAAAATCTGAAATAGTGTATTGGATAAAGCATAAGATGTATGTTTTCTATTTCGGAATGATTGGCAGCACTCTAACTATTAAAAAAGTCGAAACAAACACATCTGACGGAAACCGAAAGATTTTATATAAAATGCCGTAGATATGATTTTTTAAATAAGGGGGAAAATTTTATGAAGAGAAAAATTACCGTAGCAATCTGTACTTTTTTAATAACTCTATCACTTTGTTCCTGTAATGGTAAAGAAGATATTAAAGAATATAATATTGATGAATTTATGAATGATTGGAGTCAAGTCTGGCAAAAAGCCGACGATGATGTTAAATACGAATCAGAAGACGAAATAGATAAAAAACGTTTTGAAGCTTTACTTAAATATGGAAAAGAATATGATTTTACGCAAGGCAAAGAAGTTATTATAAAAGGGAAACTCAAACAAATGCCAGATATTAAAGGCCAGAGTTCTTATGTTCTTTTTGGAGATGATAACTACAGTAAACAAAATATAGATTGTATGCTATGTGTTGGGGAAATGAAGAATTATTCCGATATAAAGGACGGAGACTATATTATGGGCAAAAAAAATCTTAAACTTAAAGGGGTAATTTTAGCAGATGAATCGAATTGCGGTTGGATAACCAATTTTGAAACAATATTATCTGAATAAACAAAAAACCGGCCCCTGCGCCAATAGAGACCGGCCAATATATCCGGGAATCTTATGGTATTAGATTTCCTGCACAATCCTTTGGCGGATTTAAGTTTCGGTGATGTAGATTAATTCGCTACAGCGTTTTAATAAATTATCTCAAGGAGGTTTTTATGAAAAGTCAATGTAGAATCATTGCAATTGTGGAGTTGATTTTGGGTGTGATAGGCAGTTTCATCCTGGCCAAAGGCGCAGGGATAAATGTCTATGCTGGAGGACGTAACTGGACCACGACCATTTTTACCTTTTTAATAGGTGTGGTAGTTTCCTATGTATTCTTCGTCGTCCTTTATTCCATTTCTGAAATCATGGATAATCAGGAATACATAATGAAGCAGTTGGAAAAACACGAAGAAAATCCGAATACATCTTCACCAGCCTCATCCGCAAAAGTATCCCGCTCCAATAGTTCCGCATCTTTATTAGGCGGAACAAAACAGGGAACCTCTGATGAGGAAGATGGATGGCTGTGTGCCAAATGTGGCAGATTAAACCCAAACGGTTCTTCCGTATGTAGCTGCGGAAAGCATAGGTTCTGAAGATTAAATAAAGAATAAAATTATTTCTGCGCCTACTTGTTTAATCCGCTTCGGCGTATTAATAAATATCATAATGTACGGGGGGAAAACGTATGAAGAAAAAGATGGTAGCACTATTACTTGCAATTTCAATATCCTTGACGTTCACATCATGCGGAATCAGTGAGGCTGATTATAACTCTGTCAAAGAAAAGAACAGCAAACTGGAATCACAATTAGAGGAATCTAAAAAAGAGGTTAAAAAATACCAGTCTGATTATGATTCGTTAAAATCCGAATTTGATACCTACAAAGAAAAAATGAAACCATTTGAAGAAATGGAAGAAGCCGAGGCAAACGCAAAAAAAGCTGAGGCTGAGGCTGCTGCAAATGCCAAAAAGGCACAAGATGAAGCAACTGCCGCTGTGAAAAAGGTATGGGACTTTGATAATGGCACGCTGGCAAAAGGTGCCACACGGGAAGCTTATGATGCAGCAACAAATAAAGTCAATGCAGTTACAGATGAAGCCCTTAAGACTTCTTTAAATGAAGCTTTAGCCGCGGCTGAAGACGCCCTGACCCAGGCTGAGCAGACTGCTGCTGAAAATGAAGCAAAACAGCAGGCTGTTGCACAGGCGTCAATAGAACAAAAAAATGCATTAAATAAAGCCAAAAGTTATTTGGACTATACTGCTTTCTCTTACAGCGGGCTTGTGGAACAATTGGAATATGAGGGATTTTCAAATGAAAGCTCGACCTTTGCAGTTGATAACTGCGGCGCAGACTGGAATGAACAGGCTGCCAAAAAAGCTAAGAGCTATTTAGACTTCTCTTCCTTTTCTCGCGATGGGCTGATTGAGCAGCTGGAATATGAAGGTTTTACCGCAGAGCAGGCCGAATACGGCGCTACTGCTGTTGGATATTAATAACTGTAATAACTTGGCCCCTGTAACTGCAGGGGCTGTACAAAATAATATATTTATCCGGGCAGCCGGGGGACGTGCTCCCACCCGTTCTGAGTTCTGCAGAAAGGGGTGGTGCTTATGACTACTTATGAGGAATTTATGGTCATCTTGACCGCTGGCATTTTGCTGGTAGCAATTCTTACTTATGTGCATAAAAAATAGCCGTCCTGCCCTAGCAAAGCCGACGACTATTTTTTAGTTCAAACCTTCGCCGGGACGGGTGACGTGCACTCACCTTCCGGCTGTTCTGTTAAGTATATTATAGCAAAATATACAAAAATGTCAAATAATAAAAACCGCCCCGGTGTTACCAGCACCAGGACGGCCCATATCTCCGAAGAGACAAATGTACATCGCAAATGGAACATCATAGACTGTATGGAGATGAATTATAAATGTGAGGGGATGGTAATATGAAGAAGAAAGTATTGTTTACTTGTGTCTTATTTCTTTTTGCTGGTATTCTGTGCTCATGTGGAAAATCTAAAACAGAATACACAATTGATGAGTTTGCGGAGAAATGGAACCCTATTGTAAAAAAAGTGAATGAAGAAACAAAGTATTCAACTTCTGCAGACATTGACAATGAAATTTTCCAGCTAAAGGAAAAATATGCAAAAAAAGAAGGATTGACACCCGGAAGTGAATTGACCATAAGTGGTAAAATAAGTTTCATAACTGTTCTTGAAGATGGAACAATTAATTTTTTATTAATGAGTGCAGACGATCCGATGAGGAACATGATTGACTGCATATCCGATAACAAAAGTTTATTCTTTGTTGATGATAACTCAAATATAAAAGTTAAGGGGATGTTTCTTAATAATAAAAATTGTACCCTCAGTAATTGTAAAATTATAGCTCCACAATTAGAAACGCCGGATTTCAAACCAAATCTTGATAATAATTTTACGTTAACACCAAAAACGTATATGGGAACTGTGAGCTGGAGCCAAATAATTCCGCCATACCCCTGGCTTTTTCTTGGCGAAGGATACGAAAATATAAGTGACGTAATGTCATCTTATAAGTCATTTTGCTGTATAAGAAACGGTGATGAAAATAGTGATTATATTTTTTGTTGTTTCCCTGATGAAATAAAGTTTGAAGAAGGCACAAGGCTTGCTGTAAGAGGAGTTCTAAAGCCTGTAGGTAATGATACTGACAGTGCCGGTTTTATAGAAGTAGTTTACGGTTATTATGTTTTTTGATAAATAAAAACCGCCCCGGTGTTACCAGCACCAGGACGGCCCATATCTCCGAAGAGATAAATGTACATCGCAAATACATTGTATCATCTTCGGAGCAGCCATGCAAGCGGAACAAAAGTTCGCTGGCTGTTATTTTTGTACCCAAAAATCATATCCTATAGAGAGGTGATACAATGAACACACTTGAAAGAGACTGTATCTATTTAAGAAAGTCCCGTGCAGATCGGGAGGCCGAAGCACGCGGCGAGGAGGAAACCCTGGCCCGGCATGAAAGAATCCTGCTTGACCTTGCCAAACGCCGCAGCTGCCACATTGGAGCCATTTACCGGGAAGTAGTATCCGGCGAAACAATATCTGCCCGGCCCGTGATGCAGCGCCTCCTGCAGGAAGTGGAATCTGGTATGTGGGACGGTGTTCTTGTTGTGGAGGTGGAGCGTCTGGCCCGTGGTGATTCCATAGATCAGGGTGTTGTTGCCAGGGCATTCCAGTATTCTGATACCAAGATCATAACCCCCACAAAAACATATGACCCGAACAATGAGTTTGACGAGGAATATTTTGAGTTCGGGCTGTTTATGTCCAGAAGGGAGTATAAGACCATAAAGCGCCGCCTCAATGCAGGCCGGGTATCGTCTGTACAGGAGGGCAAATATTGCGGTAACAAGCCTCCGTACGGATACCGCAGGGTGAAACTGGAACACACAAAAGGTTACTCTCTTGAGCCTATCCCTGAGCAGGCAGAAATTGTAAAACTGATTTATAACTGGTATACATACGGGATAGATGGCGAGCGCATCGGCATGTGCAAGATAACCCGTAAGCTGATAGACATGGGTGTCCCATCTCTATCCGGAAAATCATGGTCAACCGCCACAGTTGCAAACATACTGGAAAACCCTGTATATACCGGTAAGATAAGGTGGAACCGAAGGAAGGGCATGAATAAGATTGAGAATGGAAATGTGGTAAAATCACGTCCTCGTTGCAATGATTACATATTAACAGACGGTCTCCACGAGGCGATCATATCGCAGGAGATCTATGATCTTGCCCAGAATTACCGGAGCATGAATCCACCCAGACCGATAGGCGCTTCAAACACCGTAAAGAATCCTCTGTCCGGTATAATAAAATGCGGGAAATGCGGTCATAACATGGTCAGGCGGCCGTATAACAGCCGGAAACAGGAAGACACGCTCCTATGCTCTTACACCGGATGTAATAATGTGAGCAGCCGGCTGAGTCTGGTAGAAAAAGCCCTCATTGCCGGCCTTGCAGATCTAGTACAGAGTTATAAAATCAATGACTCGCTCAATGATACCAACGGAGTAGACATCATAGCCACAAAGGAAAAAGTCCTTTTGGATAAGCGCGCCGAGCTGGAGAATCTTAACACCCAGAAGAATAGGCAGTATGAACTACTGGAACAAGGTATATACACCACAGAGGTTTTCCTGGAGCGATCAGGCGCCACGGCAAAGCAGATAGATGACTGCGCCGCTGCCATAGAGCGCATTGCCGCAGATCTGGCACATGACCGGGAACTCCTGGAACAAAAATTTAATTTTATCCCGAAATGCGAACACCTCTTATCCAATTACTGGGACTGGGACGCACCTACCCGGAACTCCGTGCTGAAGGAGCTGCTTGAAAGAGTTGACTACTTTAAAGATAACAAAAATGACTTTAAGCGCGGAGATGAGATCACTTTCACCCTGGATATCTACCCCAAAATCCAATAGAAATACCATTGATAACCTCTCTGTACCGACGAACTGGCACACATGGAAATGGTAGCCACCATTGTACACCAGCTTACACGCAACCTTTCCATGGAAGAAATCGAGAAATCCGGCCTCGGTCCCTACTATATTGACCATACAGTAGGCATCTGGCCTCAGGCTGCCGGGGGTGTCCCCTTTAACGCCTGTGAGTTCCAGTCAAAGGGTGATCCTATCACGGATTTGTTTGAGGATATGGCAGCAGATGGTGCAACTTTGTAAGAACAACATTGACTGTATAAGAGATGTTCCCGATAATCTGGCATATTAGCTGCCAGATTATGAGAACCTAGAAATTCCAATGTATTTCAATAGGTACTTCTTTTGTAACAGGGTCTTTTTTTCCAACTAATATATAGTCAATCAGCTTTTCAACGATTTCCCTGTTTAAGTGTTCAAGATTGGTGTATTGCTCGATTAACTGGCGTTTGTTATCACCAGCTTGTATTTTTCTTTCAATAACGTCAAGCTGTTTTTGCGTATCAATAACCAGTTTTTCTAGCCTTTCCTTTTGGGTTGAGAAGTCTTTGGATAAATCCAAATAGTCCTGCTCTGACAAGATACCCTTAACTTTATCTAAATACAACTCACGAATACCTTTGGTATATTCTGCAATCTTACTTTGATATGCAGCAATTTCCTCTTTCAGAGCCTTCTGTTTTCCTCTTACGTCACTGTTAAAGGTTACGCTTTGTTCCAATTCGTCCTTATCCAGATATGCGGCAGACAGCTTATTGATTTCTGTAATCACCGCCTGTTCCAACTTAGGTACAGAGATAAAAGAACCAATACAAGCGTCTTTAGAAACGTGGCGGCTGGAACATCCTAAATATCGTCTGCCATCAGACTGTTTATTAGAACGCATTACATAACCGCAGTTCATACAGCGGGCTTTTTTTGCGAATAATCCGATTGTACCTACTGTAAAAGGTTTTGCCTTTTGAGCTATCAACGCTTGCACCTTATCCCATAATTCACGGTCAATGATCGGTTCGTGCGTACCCTCAACAATGTACCACTCACTTTTAGGACGTGGTTTATTTTGTTTCGTCTTGTAAGACACGCTCCCATATTTTCCCTGTACCATATTGCCAATATAAATTTCATTTACCAGCATATCGGAAATAGCATAATATTTCCATAGGGTACTGTTCTTGCCTTGTGGTGTTCGCCAGCGTAAACCATGAAGCCGCTTGTATTCCGTTGGATTGGGAATACCTCGGTCATTCAGTATACGGGCAATGGCAGTTTTGCCATAGCCTTGTGAAAACAGTGTAAAAACTTCTCTGACAACCTGTGCAGCTTCTTCATCAATAATCAAGTGCCCCTTTATATCAGGGTCTTTTTTGTAACCATAGAGAGCAAATGCTCCAATGTGGTGACCGTTTTTTCTTCGGTCTGTTAGCACGCTCTTGATATTCTCCGACATATCCTCTAAGTACCATTCGTTCACCAGTCCGTTAATCTGTCTTGATTTCTTATTTCCTTTGTTTGCGGTATCCGCATTATCAACAATACTAATGAAGCGAATACCCCAGATGGGAAATAGACCGTGGATATACTTTTCCACCAATTCAAGCTCTCTGGTAAATCTGGATTGAGTCTTACATAAGACAATATCAAATTTATGGTCTTTTGCGTCATTCAATAACTTGTTGAACTCTGGTCGTCGTCGGTCAGAACCAGTGTAATCATCATCACTGTAAATGTTATAGACCTCCCACCCTTGTTCTAAAGAATATTGAAGCAGCATAGACTTTTGATTTTGAATACTGTTACTGTCGTCTGTTTCTGATTGTTTGTTTCTATCTTCTTCTGATAAGCGGCAATATATAGCAACCCTTGACTTATTCATAATGTTTTGTTCTCCTTTTCAGAGAAGACAAAACAAACTATCACTGCTTATGTTATTATAACATTTTGCAGGATAGTTTGTCTATCATCTTGCAGGAGTAGGCTGCCCCTTACTTTTTTCAAATTGGTTTATCAGTTCTATCCATTTCAGAGTAAACACTTTTTGCAGAGCCGCTGTATCAGTATTCTTAAAAACATTCTTGCAAACTACTTTTGCGTCATTTGCCATGAAACCACCTCACTACACTATATTTACAAAGTATGCAAAAATGCTTGTACATTATGAAAGATTTTGTCTATTAAATAAGAAGTAATCAGATGGCTTTGGAAAGCTCCACTGGACTCTCACCATTCCCATTCTGATGGGTGAACCGTGTCATACGGGTGTATCATTATTCTGATATACGGGTCATGGCAGCAACTTTTCCAACAGTCGCTTACGGATCACTGGCGTGGTCGCTCGCTCTTTTGTCCCTCCTTTCATGGGTCATGGCGTTCCAGTCCGTCGGCTCACCGTATATCAAACGTATCTGATTACTTTATTCAGTTTTCAAAGAGCAATTATTGGGGAGCTGAAATGAGGTGGTAGGACACTCCCAAATACCATTTATTTCACTTTGACTTCAAAATCTAAAATTGCCTTAATCAATGCAGCTCTTATTCTGCCTTTCAGTTCCATATCAACCACGATATACATATTTCCGTGTTCATCATAGAAAGGTCGTAAACTGGCTTTTGATATGTAAGCGTCATAGTGATTTAAAATCTTTTCGATTGCCGCCTCATCACCGTCAGCAGCAGAGCTGATTGTGGAAAATGATGGGCATTTCTTTGTAGACTTCATCATGTTTTCAATCCTCCTCGTACATATCTCTTATGAGCTTTAATGTGTGCAGCCTGTTTCTACAAACGGAAAATCGTTCCATTCCCACGACCTCTGCAATTTCAGCGTCGGTCATTTCAAGAAAGTAGGACATAAGCAGAATGTTACGTCGTCTTTCAGATAATTCTTTGATTGCTTCACATAAGCGTTCATCATAGATACGGACTTCTGAACCGAATACATCAAATGATGTAAACTCAACGGAATACTCGTCCATGATACCCATATGGTTTAGTTCCATTTCAGACAGTTCACAGAATGGAGTTTCACGTCTTGCACGTCTGCCAAGCTCTCTGTCGTAGTTCTTTACAGTTCGGCCTATAACCTTGCGAGCCAGACAGTCAAATTGAAGTCTGATTGCGTTCTCGAAAGAAGATGGTTTCATAATCTCACCCCCTTTCCAGCGAAAGTTGCTAAAGCGAAAAGGCTTCTACCTCTTTTCGCACTAACACTCACCAGTGGGGGTGGGCTTTGATACCCAACTTCAAAAACTTTTTTAAAAAATATTTTGCAGCAAAAAAGCACAAGGACAATACGGGTGTATTGACTTTGTGCTTTCCAAATTATTCCTGCTATATGATGTGAAAAACCATATACAAGGGTGCTATAGTCCGCTGAATTTAAACGGATTTTTTTAACAAATTGCCAATGGTCGAAAGTTGTCGAATAAATAAATATTCCATGCGGCTACCTCCCATAGCCGCTAAAACAAAACAACCTAGTCACCGTTAGGTAAAAAATAAAACGGCGGCATTTGTTTTACCGTCGTCTTATCTAAAAGGGCGCAAAAAAGCATTACTGCTGACAACGGTTTTTTTTATTTACCGCCAAGCAGTATTTTTAGCTGTTATTTACGCATAATAGGAACTATAAAACCTAACAATACGTTTTACTACACCTGTTACTTATTCTTTAGGAACAGTAAAATGTAGTGAGGTGATTTACTATGCGTAAAAAAGAAGATAGGTACGATTTCAGAGCCTTTGGACTTGCCATCAAAGCAGCAAGGAAAAAACAAGGTCTGACTCGTGAACAGGTGGGTGCAAAAATTGATATTGACCCACGTTATTTAACAAATATTGAGAATAAAGGACAACACCCAAGTTTACAGGTACTTTATGACCTTGTGACTTTACTTAATGTGTCCGTTGATGAATTTTTCCTACCTGCCAGCAGCCAAGCCAAAAGTACAAGGCGCAGGCAGATTGAAAAACAAATGGATAGCTTTACAGATAAAGAGTTAATGTTAATGGAAGCTCTAGCTGATGGAATATGCAAATCTAAGAAAACAGAGGAGATTTGATTCTCTGTTTTTTTAATGCAATTTCATGCTTCCATTATTTTGTGCAAACCACATAAGACAAATAATGCGACTATTGCAACTATCAATGTCATAAATGATATAGAAAATAATGAGAAATGAAATTTAGTGAAAACAAATTTTAATATCCATAAACATATAGGAATACATATAATACTTGTAAATACAGCCGGAATATATCCACCCCAAAAAATAGATTGCAAACAGTGAATAAATAAATGTATTGTAAAAAAGAGGAAAATGGAAGTCCAAAACAATTTTAAATTCCACAAATACGATATAAATGTGCAGACGATTAACATAATATATAAAATATAGACACTCATAGCGAACTTAGTTGTTGATATGTTATCGAAATGTCTTAATATCTTTTTAACCAAATTTACAGGTAGACGTTCATATAATTTTTCTCTATCCAATCGTTTCACCCATCTTTCCATAAAAATAATTTCTTCAAAATCATGGAAAATAAACAACACTGGTAAAATCCAATATATTTCATTCATTATTTTTCCCCTTTCTATAAGTGCAACACTTGTCTCACTTCTAACTGCATAGTATAATAGCATTAGTGGAAAGTCAATAATTCATTGATAACTACTACAAACCATAGCTGTTTGTTGCAGTTTTAAGAGGAGGTAAAAAAATGTATTCGACACAAAATCCTATTGCCATTCAATCGCAGAAATGGTTAGTTTCTGCGTTATTAGTGTTAATGCAGAAGAAAGCATATAAAAGTATTACAATTAAAGAAATAGCTCGAAAGGCGGATTTAGATAGGAGTACATTCTATCGGAATTTTAAATCAAAGCAGGATATATTAAATTTTCACTTGGATTCATTAACACAGGATTATATAAGCAAAATTTCTGAATTAAATGAGCTTGATATGCAAAAAATATTCAAAGTATTTCTGGACTTTTGTAATGTAAATTTAGATTTTATAATTTCTTTAAGGAGAAATGGGTTATCTAATTTATTATTAGAAGCATTCAATATGCGTTTACCATTCATACATGAGCTATTTCAATCTAAACTTCCATATAAGATAAGTGAACCGAATATTGAGCTTGTGTTGGCTTTTAATGCAGGTGGAATGTGGAACCTGCTCATGAGATGGATAGATAATGGTTTAATACAAAACAGCGCTGATTTGACGCAAGTTTTTAAAGAAGCGTCCCTTTTTAATTCAAAGAGAGAGGAAAAGGGGCTATAATGAAAAGCCCCTTTTAACTATCTAATAATCTTCCAATTACCCACGCTCTTTTCCAACACCAAGTCAAACTGTGAAATCTGTGCTGCCTTTGTCCTCTGGTCGAGGTACTTCACTGACACCGACACCTTGACCTTATCCCCGTCCATAGTGAACAGCGGATTGATTAGCTCGGAATACAGATAGTCCATGTTTACGGGTTTCAGCACACTATCCGCTACATAGTAGGAAAGTTCCTTATCGGTAGAGGTGGGATACAGCTTGAAGAATGTTTCCAAGAACTCCGTCACTTCCTCTGTGGTGGCAGCGTCTACCGTTCCGTCGCTTTCTGCCGCCTTTGGCTCATAGCTGGACTTTGCTGGCATACTGCTGATGGTGGGGTTCTTTGTGATTACCATGTTCCCGTCACTGTCCACATGAACAGCCACCGTATAGGCGGATACGAGGACAGCGGACTTTTCGCCCTCCGTCACCGTCTGATCTACGGAGTAGAGGACAGCATACTCGTCTGTTCCAGCCTGCTCTATGTTCCAGATTTTTACCTCATTTACAATGGAGCTGGTCGGTATATCGCTCCGCACTGTGTCCACGTTCAAATCCTGCAAACCTTTTGTGAGATACCTGCTGATAGCGGCTGTCCTTGCTTCAATGGCTTCTTTGTTGTTGCCCCATGAATAATAGGACTTTGCAAAGTCCTTGACGAAGTTCTCAATCCTGTTCGTATCCACGATACGCTGTTCTATGACCTCTTTCTCGTGGACGGTGTGCATATCAATGGCAGTGAAATTCTTATACACCCCGAAGCTGACGCTGGCAATCAGCACCAGCCAAAGGGCGATAATGGACTTTCTGTGTGTGCCTACTTTCATCACACGCACTTTCTTTGCCTTATTGGGTTTTGCTTCTTTTTCTTTTTTCTTTAATCTCATAGATACCATTTCCTTTCTGTCTTAATGGGATTTTACACGCCCAGCACCAATCAAGTGCTGTTGCCAGTATGGGGTGTTAAGGTCTGTATAGCCAATCGGATTTCCAGCGTGATACATACGGTTATTTCCAGCGTAAATGCCCACATGGGTTACATATGTGCCAGCGTTATACGTGCTGTGGAAGAATACCAAATCACCAGCCTTTGCCTGTGCCAGTGGGATATGCTGGGTTGCGTCGTACTGGTCTTGAGCCACACGGGGTAAGCTGATACCTGCCTTGCCATAGCACCACTGAACCAGACCGCTGCAATCGAAGCTGGTGTTGGGGTTGCTGCCACCAAACACATACGTCCACCCTTGATACTTCAAGGCTTCATTGAAGATGGCCTGTACTGTTGCGTCGCTGAAATTGGGGACTGCCAGATATTGGGCTACCAGACGGACATAGAACATATTTCCGTACTTATACCGCCAGCCGCCATTTTCCTTGATGGAGATTTCATTCTTGTAAGTCACCTTGACACCGCCAGACTTCTCCCTTGCGAAGCTGACTGCCAGTTCAAAGGTGTACTTCTTCCCGTGGCCTGCCACATAATCAAGAAAACCGCCGCCATAGTTGTAGCTCTGGACGACGGTGTTTATATCACAGCCTTTCGCTTTTGATGAAGCAAGCAGAGAAGCAAAATATTTGCACCCCTGCTCGATAGACTGCTCTGTATTTAGAGAATTGGGCGGCAGCCCCAGACTTTCACTGGACTGCATAACGTCCACCGCTGTGCCGCCAGACTCCACCTGCATGATGGCAAGCAGGTAATTCACATAGTCCTCAACCCCGTATTTTTTCGCATACTTCTCAACAGTGGGCTGGTGTTTCAAGACCTCCGCTGACAGGTTCATGCCCGAATAGTCAAATCGGGAACCGCCGCCGCTTTCCTCGTCGTCTGATGTGACGATAAACAGGAACAGCAGCAGGCTGATAATCACCGTGAAAATCCCACCAAGCAGTGCTAAATGCCGCAGTTTCATTTCTTACGTCCTTTCTTTTGGGTGTGGGTTGCTTTTTTCACAGTGTTTCTATGTGTGCTTTGGCTGGATTTCTGTGCAGTGGTCTGACGGGCTGGTTTACTTATGGCAGAAACAGGTTCTTTAACCGCCTGTGGTCTTACCGGTTCTTTGCTGGTCTGGGAACGGGCAGCCGCTTCTTTTGCCACCTGTGGCCGCTGCTCCTGTACCGTGACCGCTGGCTCTTTGGCCTTGACAGGCTGCTGCTTCACATGGCTATCTCTGGTAACTGCCGCAGGGCGTTCCTTGATGGTCGGCTCTGTCTTAGCCGCTGAACCTTTTGGAGTGGCCACCTGTGGAACAGGTGAACCAGACACGGGCTTTGTGGCTGGACGTTCATGGCCAGGGGCAGCCCCTTTCGGCGCTGATCCTGTCACTTTTGCTTTATCCAGTGCCATGCGCTTTTGGGCTATGGTCTGCCTATGCTTTTCCTGTTTTTCAGCCCGTCCCTGCTGACGTGTGGCTTTTTCCTCTATCATGCCACGCTTGAAATCGGATACGTTTTCTTTCGCTTTTTCCTTGACGGAATGGACAGCATAGCCCGCCTGTGTCGGCATATCCTTGACCTGCTCCTTGACGGTCTGTGCTTTGTCCTTGACCCTCTGTCTGGTATCCAGAACCGCACCGACCTTTGAGCCAGCACGCTTGCCAAAGCTGGAAATGCCGCCAGATTGCTGCTCTGTATCATGGTTCGGACGTGCGGCCTGTCTGGTGTCATTCTTCTTTGCATGAGAAGCCACCGCTGCACCTACCGCACCGCCAGCCATGCCAGCGGCTAACGTCCTGCCGACACGACGCTCCAAACGCCTTGCCCCACGGTTTAGTAACAGATAAGGGCGACGCATGATACGCCTGCCGACCTGCTGGGTGTCCCCAGATTGCAGGCTGAACATTCCCATCAAGTCCCCAAGTTTGAAATAGATACCGCCATAGGTGACGATCTGCAAAAAGGCAATCATAAAGAACGGATACCCTGCTGAAATGGAGTAGAACATGGTACTCACGCTAAAAGCAGCGGTGATAATAAGGGTGATACCTGCCCTCATCATAATCGTGTTGAACAGTTTCGTGATGGCCTTTTTCCCCATGCCCTCATAGGTAGGTATCATGGAAAGAACAAAACTCACAGGCAGGAAACTGGCATAGATGATGAACAGCACTTGCGAAAAAATCATCATGCCTGTAAGCAAAAATACAAAGATGGAAATGCCGATATTGAACAGGAACAGAAAGACCACCGTTCCCAAGCGGCTCATGGTCTTTGTGACGCTCATGTTGGGATTGTCCTTGTCCTCGATTTCCTCTATGACCTTATCCTCTCTGGTGTCCGTGTCTGGGCTGGCAGAAAGCAGACCGTCCACACGGTCAGCCCCAAGCTCCTCCATATCGGAAGTCCCATACTGCAATAACAGCCAAGGCTGCTGCACCTGTATGGAAAACAGGCTGTCCCGTATCAAGTCCACGCTGTCTTTCCCTTGACTGTCCGAGTTGGGCAGGGTGATTTTCGTTCCCAGCGTCAGTGCCGCACTGCTGATGTCCGAAGAAAAGTCATTGATTTTAGTGATGTAGTTGGGCGCATAGGCAATAAAGGACGCTGACAGAAGAAAGACCACAAGGAAGTTGACGACCGCATGGACAGCCTTTGTGGTTTCCCGTTTGATAAGCCCCGTATAGGCAACATAGATACCTACAATAAGCACAAGTATAAGCAGGAAACCCACATAAAATCCCTGTGTGGAAAAGCCGCCAGCACTCACACCAGCCAAGGTCTGGATATTCTTGCCGATTGCGTTTGCGGTGTCCGATATAAAATCCAGCTTGTATGCCTCCTGTACCACATACCCTGTGGCATTGGAGATATACATACTCACTGTCCAGACAAAATTTGTGATGGCATAGAGTCCGTATTGGATAGACTTGCCGATACCGTCAAGCCAGTTCCAAGGCAGCCAGTCCCATGAGCTGTCCACATAGAAATCAAGCTGGTAGTTTTCCAGTGGGTACTTTGAATACTGGTTGGCAGCGTCCACTGTGTCGTCCACCAGACCAGCGGCGTGAGCCACCGTGCCTGTGATGGATAAGAAAGCGAGGATACCGACCACCACCAAGAGGGTGATACCTGCATAGCGCAGGATTTTTTGTTTCCTCATGGGCTTCACCTCGTTTCTTCATTCTGTTTTGGCGGTCTGGTGTCAAAGGCAGCGAACAGGTCAGAGAATACAGGGTGTATCTGGATAACGCCCACACGACCGTAGAGGTCTTGAAACAGGCATTGCCCGTTCTCCAAATCCCTTAGACGCTTCTGGTTGTTTTCGTCGTCTTTATCCACGCCGAAAAATTCAAGGGTGTTCTTAATCTCACTGATGTCCGTGGAACGGAACGCAAATTTCAAACCGATATTGTTCTTCATCTTCTCGTCGTCCACGTCACCAGAGTTCTGTGTCACGAAGTAGACAGCGGCGTTCATGGAACGCCCTGCACGTATGAGCTTATTGGACAGAGCCTTGCCCTGTGCCACCTGCAAGAACGTCCACGCTTCATCTAAATCCACCATCTTGAAAACGCTACGGTCTGAATGGATAAAGTCGAGGGCAAAGGTGGAAATGACAATCAGCATAGCCACCGAGAGCAGCTCCATTGTGGTGTATTCCTCAAACTTTGTGTCACGGTCGGGCAGCACAAGGTCAGCCACCTGTATGACGTTTAGCTGCCTGTCTAAGCTGATGGACTGTTCCACCGTACCATCGGAAAAGAGCAAGTGTGCAAAGTCATAGTCCACCATGCTCTCGATATGCTCCGCTATGTTGTTGGACACGGGCGTGTTTTCTTTTCTAAGCTCATCAATGACAAGCAGCAGCCCATGCCTTTTTCCCTGTGTCACACAGCGGATTGCCTTTCTAAGCACAGGGAATTTTTCACCGTCACGGGAGCTGATACCTGTTAAAAAGGTCAGTATGTCGATGGCAAGGCTCTCGGCGTCTTTTAGGTTCTTCATAATCACGTAGGGGTCAAGCAGCCCCTTGTTCCTTGCTTCACTGGTAAGGTTCACGATATTGATTTCATGGGCGATTTCTGGCAGTGTTTCTTTCCAGTTCCCACGCTCACTTTTGGGGTCTACAATGACCGCACTGCCGCCGAACAGCACCGCATAATAGACAATGAGGTTGTTGGCAAAGGATTTCCCACCGCCCAGTGAGCCTAAAAAAGCGGCAGCCAGAGCATTTGTGACAGAGCCTTTGACTCCCTGTGCCGCAAGGCTGGGCTTCAAGTACACATTTCTGCCTGTATCAAGGTTATAGCCGATATAGATACCGTCATTTTCCCCAAGCTGCTGTGTCGCACCAAAGCCAAGGCCAGCAAGGAAGTCCGAAGTCACGTACTGGATATAATCGTTGATATACCGCTTGCTGGCAGGGATAAACTCCCCGTGTAACCCAAGCATATCCCCGAACGGGCGCACCAATTTTACATTGAGGTCGTCGTAAAAATCTTTTACTTCATCACAGCGGCGTTTCAGCTCGTCTAAGCTATCAGCCGCCACACGCACCACATAGGACAGCTTATACATGGACTCTTTGGACTGGTCAAGGGCAGTTTCCAGCTCATTCACCGAGTCGAGGGCTTCTACCACGTTGCTGCTGGTTTCGTTGTTGGACTCCCATGCGTGGTTATCCAAGTCTTTCAGTTCTTTCTTTTTATTGCGGACGGTCGTCAATGCTTTTTTGTTGGTGACGATTTCTACATTCATGGAAGTGGAAACAGGGAACGTGAATTGCTGCTGTTGGTAGTAGAAAATCTCGCTTGAGGGAAAATCCAGCTCCCCGACGATATTGTTAATGGTGAAGTAGGCCACATACGTTGTCTGATCTTCACTGTCCAGCTTTAGGTATCGCTGGTTTTCTGTAATCTGGCAGCGTGTGGGACGGATAAGGTCGTACCGCTTTACCAGCGTTTCCTTTTTCAGCTTCTTTACAGGAAAGTCATAGGCGTAGTCCTCATAAGCAATCCCTGTTTTCCCGTAGATATGCTCCAAGAGGTATCCGAAGTCTTTCTTTTCCAACCGCCTTATTTTAAACCGCCTTGAGATTTTGCTCTCCAAGAGCTTTTCCATCTTTCGGAAACGGTTGATTTCATCATTACTCATGGAAACAAAGTCCCCCATCAGATGATGGTTGACCTCATAGAGAAAATCAGCAAAGGTCATGGCAGCGGACTTCCTTGCGTTTTTCAGACTGATTTCTTCCTCATTCACCAGCAGCTTGAAGCCAAGGAAAAAGCGGTAGTCAATCTGATTTTCCCCAATCATTTCCACCAGAGCTTCGGTCTGCTCGTCTATCTTTGCACAGGCGACCTCACGGAGTCGGCCTGTGACCTCCTGTTTGGAGCGTTCCTGTGTGGCTCGGATACTGGACTCGGTGCTGATCTGCAAGGCGTGTATCTTCCCGTCACGGTTCTGGGCGATTAACTGGCGGAAGTTGTCATGCACCATGTACTTTTCCTCTGGGGATAAGAACGAATAATTGTAGGGTGTCAGCTCATAGTAGGCAAAGCACTCCCCATCATGGTTGAATACAAGGTTGTTTTCGATATATTTAATCGGGAACATATAAATCACTCCTAACTGCTGTGACAGCGGTATTGAAAGTTTCCGTTTTCAGCTTGACCGTCTTTCCTGCATAGGTCACTTTGGGGCGGAGCAGGTAGCTGATACTGGACTTTAGGAAACCGAAAGGCTTCTTGCCATCAAAGGTTTTCTGGCTCGCAAACCACGTGACTGCCACGGGGATACCAAAGTATTTGAGGAACGCACCGTCAATCATGTTCAGCGGCGGCAGCTCGGCAAACACAATCACCGCAAACAGGGATACCACGAACCATGCCATCTGTGTGAACGTGATGGGGAACGGGAGCTGAAAATCATTGATGGCGTAAATGACCTTTTCCACGCTCCAGATACTTGTATAGCTTCTTATTTTCTTCAATGTTGTGTACCATTCCTTTCTGTGAAAATAGAAACAGCAGCCTGCTTTTTACAGACTGCTGTGCAATGAAATAAGCTGCCAGAACCGCTTTTGTGTTGGTCTGCCAGCCAGTTAATACAGGCACTCAAAAACTCCGTACCTTGTTTCCACGAAGCAGCCCTCCAAGTCAAGGTCACGGGCAAAGGCTTCATAGTCAATGTAATGTTTCAATCGGTCGGGTATCTCACCCAGAGCTTCGCACTCATCAATGAGGTGATAGGCAACGTCCACCATGTCGTCACAGCCAGGGTACTGAATGATGTCGTCCTTGTGGTCGTGAAGTTCCTCTATGCTGCAAAACTGGCAGAGCAGGTCGTCTATCACTTCATTTAACGGATAGTCCAGTTCCTCCACCATAGCGCACAGACGGTTCACTTCCTCAATGGGCGTGTACTCGTCGATTTCAAAGGGCAGCTCATAGTCATGGATTGCGTATTCCTCGTAACGGTCATTCAAGCCGATACGTTCTGCCATCTCGTCATAGTCCACAGGTGGCATGAACCAGTCACCTACAAGCTCACCCTCGCTATATTTGCCTAAGTTGGCGATATAGACCCTCATTTCCTCCATAGGGACACCGCCTTACGGGTAACGGAACACGCCGCTGGAAGTAAAGAGGTAAGCGTCGCTTTGTTCCAGCTCATGCCCGTAGGAAGTAAAGTCAATGTGCTGCACCAGTTCTGGCGGCAGCTCCCCGAAGCAGTGTTCCTCCATGATGAGGTATTCAGCCAGCGCAGCCGAGTCCGACACGTCATAGTGGCGTATCTCGTCCTTATGGTCGATAAAGTCCTCGATATTTTGAAACCACTTTGCCTGTATTTCTTTCAACTCATTTCCCACAGGTGTGCCCTCGATTTCCTGTATCATGCGGCACAGAACATTGATTTCCCATAAGGGCATATCGGGGTTTAAGGCAAAGGGCAGCTCATAGTCTGCAATCTCAAAATCTTCCTCGTGTTCGACACCAAGCCTTTCCTTGATTTCCTCCAAGTCCACAGGGCAGTTGAACCATGCGCCTGCATACCCGTCCTCGTCCTCATGGTAGGGCTTTCTGATGTCGAGGATATATAATCTCATTTCATACATTTGTTATCAAATCACGTCCTTTCTGCTGCTCCATGACAGCGGTTAAGATGGAATACCTTACGCCGAAAACAGAGCGTGAAAAATTTTCTAACTGGTTGAGGGGATAGGCAGAGGGCGGCAGCTTTTTTAGTTCCTGCCAGACCTCACGTTTGTAGCTCGGCAGGTCGGAGATATGTGTGCAGCCGATTTTCCCCTGTATATCAGTAAATATGTCTTTTTGTACCATTCCGTCACCCCCTTTTCATTCCCCCTATGCCCGAACTCCCATAGGGGGATAGGTAAGTTTGCGGCAAGCGCAAACTTATGATTTTAAGCTCCGATAATCTTGTTAAACAGTTGCAGCAACACGTCTTTCACGCCGCCAGCATTGAACACCAAGCCGACCGCAATCAAGGCAATCACCAGAAAGCCGATAAGTTTGCTGAACTCACGTTTGAAGCCTAAGTAAATGCCAATCACCACAATCGCCATAAGCACAAGGCTCTGTGCATTGCTTAAAAACCAGTTGTATAAGTTCTGTCCGAAATTCATCTGTCTTTGCTCCTTTCCATTTCTTTTAAGTGGGTGTCCGCTTCTTTTCCTACTTGCAGGATACACATAAGCACCACACCCATGCCCATTCCTACTGACACCAGCAGCAGGTCAAACAATAAATGCCACATTTTTCATTCCTCCTTGTCGTCCACGGTCATTTCCTCCACGGTGACGGATAGCTGCTGTAAGACCTTTTCCAGTCGGTCAGTCAGCTTTGCGTTTTTCACCATGTCCTTAATGATCGTCGTGTTGTTGAGTCTGTCCAGCTTTTCAGCCACCTGTAAGGTGGGGGCAACCTGCCTTGCCAGCCAGTTCAGCGTCCGCTGGAAGTTATAAGGCTCTGGTTTTGTCGTCAGTTTCAGCCGACCACGGTTCTCACCGATAAACCAAGCCCAACGCTCATTTGTCTGCCATTCGCTACGACGCTTTGTTTCGTCTTTGTCAGCAAAACGCACATAACGGTTGATGATGGAAAAGGCAGTGCGTTCAGCGTCGTGGTAGGTCAGCAGGTCACGCAGCGCATAATAGGCTCGCTCATTCTTTAAGCGGATTTCAAATCGGTTCTTGATGGGTGTTTCCTCCACTGGAATATCGTATTTCACATACTGCTCGTAGTCTTTTTCATACACGCAGAAGTAAACCTCTGATTTCAGCGAACCGATATAGAGCGTATGTCCCATGCTGGACTTGTTTTCTTCATGGCTCTGAACCAGCTCCCCAGAACGGTAGGACTTAAAGCTACGGAATACGGAGATACATTCCTCGTTCCTGCATTTCCTTGTCAGCTCTGGAATATCCAGTATCCCCACCATATCATTGATGGCAAGGTCTATCCGCTTGCATACTCCGCCCTCACACAGAGCGTCCATAAAGAAGTCGTACCAGCTCCTATGCTGTGCCAGCAGGAAGTTTTCAAACTGGCGGCAGCCTTTTCCTTTCAGTTCCAGCAGCACCCCTTTTTCCTCGTCGGGGGATACCAAAACGAAGATGTCCCCCATGTAGTAATGCTCTGGATAGGAATAAAAACCAAAGTCCTCATGTATCATAAAATCCAGCTTTAATTTAAGGATTGTTTCTACCACGAACCGCACGTCTGTGGTGGGAAAACGTATCCTCACGTAATCAAACAACATGGTAAGCGGTGTTTCTGGATTGTACCGTTCCAGAGCTTGCAGCAGGTTTTCTTTCAGTTCTTCGCTGGGGGCGGCACTGCCAGACTCTATCTTATTAAGGTACTGCCTTGTAATGCCAGCAGCCACCGCCAGCTTGTTTTGTGAAACACCGTATGCCAGCCGCTTTTCTTTGAAATCCTTTATCCAGCCAGCGTCATTCAGCAAAATCCCTCCTATCTGGAAACGGAAGTGTCAACTGAAAGCGGTCTTGTTGACACCATCAAAAAGCAGGAAAAGTCCCCGTTTCACAAGGACTTTCCATACTTTTATGACTGTTTCCTATTGTATTTGTGCCCCTCTGTTAGATACCGAGGGGCTTATGGTTGGCGTGGCTTGCGCCACCCCAACAAAGGCTAGTCCGTGCCAGCGGCTTTCGCTTTGCACGCCGCCTGCCCGTCCTGCCTTTGGTCGTTTTTATTCAACCGTCAATTCAAATTCTTGTGGATTATCCACAATGTTGTAATCGGTCAGCACACCTTCTTTTGCTGTATAACTAAAAGTGAATAGGGGTTCACCTTTTTTTACATCATGTTCAGACAGGTACACCGAAGCGTGCAGTTCATTGGGAATACCATAATCATAGCTGAATAGCACGTTTCCGAAGTTGTTTTCCCTGCATTTTCTGACGATCTCTTTTGCACAATCCTTTTTATCGGGGATATATAGTCTGTTCACCACGACAATAAGGTGTTCTTCTTTATAAACGCCTGCTGTGAGGGAATAGCTGTTGTAAACAGACATTTCCCGTCCATTCTGTAAATAATCTGTCGCCATTACTGCCACAATAAATATAGTAGCAAGACCTAATAATTTTTTACTGCTCATCCAGAACACTCCTTTACCCTGTATATACATACAGTGTACTGTAATACATCTTATTATTCAATACAGTTGTATATATAATTAACAAAAAGGACGGGTATAGAAGAATGATGATATACATTGATTTAGAGCAGCTATTGAAAGAAAAGAAGATTAGCAAAAATAAGGTATGTGAAGCCTGTAAGCTGCAACGAACACAACTCAATAATTATTGCAAGGGTAAAGTCACCAGAATAGACCTTGCGATACTTGCCAGATTATGCGAATTTCTTGACTGTACGCCAAATGACATATTGAAGCTACGTTAAAGCTATGGGGATTTTTCCGTAGCTTCTTTTTTTGTCATCTTTCCTGCTAGTTCTCCGATAACAGCTATAAAATCATGCCCTTTGGGGACAAGGGGAGTGTAAAACTCACTGATGACACTTGTCCCCACATCAACATAGCCACGCCCTCTGATCTGCTTCAGAAAAAAGTCTTTGTCTACTTCGCCGAACATCATCGAATAGCCCAGCTCTGACATTCGCCCTAAAGCCACACGGAAATTAAACTGGTCGCGGATACCGTCGCCTAAGTATTTAGCGTCTGGCCGCTGACAGGCGAGTATCAGAAAATAGCCTGCCTGCCGCCCAAGCATGACAATCTGTTTCAGCTTATTCAAGACCGCAGCGTTTTCCTTTGTCGTCAGCATTTCCATGAAAGCCACGTATTCATCAAAAATCAGAAAGTGGGGCGGCAGACCTAAATAGGCGTAGTTTTCCCCCGTCTTGTAGCCCTCTAACTGCTTCATGGTTTCGCTCCGTTCCATCATGCCCTCATAAAAACGGTCGATACAGTCTGTGATTTCCTCCTTTCGGTAGTAGACTTCGGGCATGACATTGGACAGGTCGGCAAGGTCAGCGTTCTTTGGGTCAAGCACATACATTTTGGCGTTGGTACGCAGGAGGGCTTCTATGATGGTAAGGATAAAATACGTCTTACCGCCACCCGTGCCGCCAGCTATCAGCATATGGGGGAGCTTGTCATACTCCCACCAGACGTTTGCCATGAGCTTTAAGCTGCCATTTTCCGCCCGTACCTCATCAATGGTGATACGGTTGGCTATGGTGTCATAGAGCAGGATATATTCCACAAAGCTGTCTTTCAGCTCTTTGGAAACCAGCTCACAGTAAAGCCCTGTTTCCAGCTTCTTTTCCAAGTGCAGGAGCTGGTCTTGATATTTCCCCAGCGTGATTTCAGCCAGAATGTGAATGAGTCCGTTATCCAAGCGGTAGTACACTTTGGGGAAATGGGTGATTTTCTCTTTTGACCTGCTGGCTGGCAGGTCTTTGAAAAAGCCGCTGTCCTGTGACTGCTCGGACTCGTACCAGCCATTTTCCAGTATCATACGGGAAAGTTTCTGGCGGTGGCAGAGCTGCTTTATCTTGTCTGGACAGTAACGGGCATACAGGAACGAAGCCACGCCGCACACCAGAGCCGCAGCCATGACGGAAACCACCATATAAGGCGTGACGGTAAGTTTTATGCTGCCCTCATGCAGCAGCGAAACCCTGTTCCAGTCGGTGTGCAGCAGGGCAGGGATATTCAGCAGCAGGAGTATCCCAAGGAACAGCACTGCCAGCCGCAGGGTGATTGACCGCACCACCAGCGACCTGTCACTGGCTCGGATACGGTTGCCTTTCCTCTGTATCTGTTTCATAAGTCCTCCTTTCTCATCGGTTGTAATTTTGTGTATTGTAGCGGCAGGTGTTTTTATCAAATTGCGGCTGCTGAATGGTTTCATAGACTCTGTTGGAAACCCGCTTTTGGAACAGCAGGCTATGGTCTTTTGGGTAGTTATTTCTCACATAGCAGGGATAGTCCCTTAAAATCTGCCTTGCTTCTTTTGTTAAGGGGTAGATATAGCGGAACATAAGCCCGTTGATCTTCTCAATCCCTTTGTACTCACAGAAAGCATGGGTCAGCCAGTGCCGCTTTTTGACTCCATCTATACGGGCATTTTCTTCCAGCAGTATTCTGGCACTTCGGGGGTGTATCTTTTCCCCCGTCTGGCTGTCACGGTACACGCTGGTCTTAAAGCTGCCAAGATAGTAGAAGTTAGAAGCCTGATATACGTAACCGCATTTTCCCTCTATACCATCTGCAAGGGTATATAGAAAAAGGCAGCCTGTATTATCCCGAAGCCACTTAATCAAAGTGGAAAGGGCTAGGCTGCCAAAATACTGGTTGTGGTTCATTTCTGGGAGAAAGCACATTTTCCCGATTTCAAGGTAATCCGCTGTCACAAGCTCATGCTGTGGGAAAATCTTGTGGATTGTCTGTAAGGGTTGCGTGCCCCACCCAAGTTCCACCACACCTGTCAACTGGTTTTCATGGTAAATCCCCAGAAAATAGACACATAGACGGGGTATCACTTTGGAATAGTGGTACTCACGAATGAAAGCAACCGCTGTTTCTCTGGGGATTTCCTGTATCGTTAAATTCTCAATAAATCCTTGACTCCTTTCTGCAAAATCACCAGCCCCCATTTACAGGTCTACTTCCCGTTTGGGCTGTCTTTCTTTGGCTGCTGGTGCTGTGGGTTTCCTGCTGGCTGGTTCTGCTTATTCTTCAAGATAATGTCGTCGGCCTTGATGTACCAGTCCACGTCTGCACCTTGAAAGGTGGCAGTCGCCACCGTGTCCGCCACAGGGTTGATGATTTCCACCTCGACGTTATAGTCAAATTCCTTTAAGGGAACAGAAGCAGGGATACTTACCTGTATCATGCGTCCCTGTCCTCTGGACTTCAAATCATAGGTGCGTTCCTTGATTTCCTCGGATACCGTACCGTCCTCGTTCTGGACGTGTACCTCACGCCGCAAAGCTGAAAATTTCAATACGCCGAATGTTTTTTCCTTGTCAATGATGATACCGTTTGCTAATCTCAT